GTTCTTAAAAAGTACCCAGGAACCATCTACATAAAAATCATAGTCATCACCCACACCAACATAAATAGCCCGACATTCCTTGTGGGTTGTATTGGTATTTGTAATGGATGTTGTTGTTGCTGCCGGGGTTACAGCTTTTTGTATTGAATAATCTCTCCAGATTGCCATCTTTTCTCCTAATTTTGAGTCGCACTAAGGCGTGACTACCGTGACTGCACGTTTTTTAATATGCGAAGTTTACGCACTAATGTGCGTATATGTCCAATGAGAGAGGGGGAGATTAAGGCTGTCGCGCAAGTTTCAAGTCATTGAAATGACGATTAAACCGTTTACTATGTAGTATTCGCAATCTAACTTGCTCATATTCCTGCTTTTGCACGTCATCAAGTTTTACCCATTCAGCATAATACACCTGCGCTGCTGCTTCAGGAGTCAAACCAGGGGTTGTAAGACTTACCCAAAATCGTCTATTGGGTATATCCTTAAATTTTTCTTCTCGCTTAAATCTGTCTCTCAAACGGCCCTGGGTGGGCCTATCAAATTGTCTAATATAATCATTAACGGCTGATCGGGTTGCCATACCATTAAAATGTTGCGTCACAATTTCTGTAAGCCCTCTGTTTTGTTGTAGATTAATTGCATTGGTATCTTTTCTTATTTTTTCAACTTCTCTATATACAGATGGACGAGGTGTGCGTTTCCAATATTTGCGTCCAAATGGAGCATCTGCTACTAGCATCTTCATAGTTTTATCTTGTTCATCTTCTGGTAATTCATCAAATAACATCTTATATCCTGCACCTGCTACATCAGTATAAATATTGCCATAAGTCGCATATTGCTGTAAAGAATATTGTAAACGCATTGGGCTGATAATAGGCATTTTTTCTCCTATATCTACAAAAAACGGATGTGTATCAGGCGTAAATTCTAAACCTCTATCTCCTTTAGCTAAATCAGGTCCTTTCCAAATATCTTCTTCTCTCCAAAAATCTTTATTTAACATATAGCCGAAAATCGCATCTACAGTTGGTGGTAAGGATTTAATATCTACGGGTGAAAAATCTCTTGCTGCCATACTCATCATCTCATATAATTCTTCAGGTGGTTGTTCTTTGTCAAGATACCTTGCCATTAATGATTCAAACCCAGTAGCGAACACACGTTGTCCCTGATCTTTCGGGATTCTTAGATAATAATATCGTTTATTACCCTCATCATCTATCTCATACATTGGTGTTGTAATAATCCAATTTGCAACTTTATCTCTTGTGGAAATTGAATTATAGGCTTCTTCATTAACGTGTCGATTTGCCAGATAAAGACCAGTGCTTAAAGCACCAACCTGTGATACTTTCCACGAAAATAATCCTGGGTCATTTTTAGCTGCCCTGACAATACCTCGCGTTCCTTGCGTTGCTGCATTCAAATATGGAACACCCACATCCACAGCTTTAATCATTGATCCACCTTGGCTAAAGTCCAAATAATTTCTTGCGATCCAGGTTGATTCTATATTTGATTTCCCATTTTTCAATGCACGTTCACGCAATGCAAGCCGTGTCCAAAGCTCTGCTGACTCGCCAAAATAACCCAATGCCTTACCCAATGATTCCAGTGGACCCGTAAATGCAAATGATCGTCCTTGGTGTGTCATAAAATTCATACCACCACCTTCTAAAATATAATCCGCATATCGTCCTTTACGCTTAAATGCGTCTATTGCTACCGCACCTAAATCTTTGCCTATCTCGCCAAGAAATTTGGGTGCAAAAGAACTGTATTCTTTGGTCGTTAAGAATATGTGGGCTATGTCTCTTGGTAGATTTGTTAAAGCAAATTCAGGATTATATCCAGTAGCCATAGGACGTAAAATATTGGCGCCAAGAAACCAACCAGCAATATTCGCATTCTCAGTTTGTGGGCGTCCGCCTTGAGCAATCCATTCTCTTGCCATATCATTTCGCATATAAAATTCTTTGACTTCACCACCTATGCGAACTGGCATATTTGTATATCCTGGTGGTGGTGGCTTATATGTGGGACTTCCTTGAAATATCGGTTCACCTTTGAGAACAATACCGTTATCTGGTACTTTATTCGCCACATCATATAATGCTCGATTTGCTTTATTCCTTGAAATTCTCGCATCTGTAATTGCGACTACTCGGCCTAACAATAATTGTGAATCCATTGTAGGTAAGGACTCCATACCTTCCTTTAGATTCTTAATACCACTTTCACGAAGCGATACAGTCTCACCACCAATTTTATAGGTTATTTCAGGATTGATTTTATCAAGCCATACAGTAGGTTCGTATTCATATTTTAATAACTGTTCATAAGACTGGGGAGTAATGACTTCTTCTTTCACTAATCTCCCAAGTTCTGATCGCATTATTTCAAAATAAGTTTCAGCTCGTATATCAAGTTTGTCGTGAATGTTTTTAGGCACATAATCAAGATAGCGTGCTGCGTCACCACGAATAACACCCGCACCAGGATTATACTCAGGTTTGTAACCTTCAATAGCTATAACACGTCTAGCACGAATTATTCTATCAAGCATTTTTTGTTCCGTCTTTTTTAATCCACCATATATACGATCACTATATCCTTTATATAAATGTGCTGCCCTTGCGGAAGTACCAGCCATCGTGTCTTTATATATCACAGCACGCTTACCAATATCCCCAGCATTATCAAGTAATTGTTTTTTTACATTACCCGCTACATCAACGGTCATAGTTACCATTTTCTCTTTAACTTTTTGAAATGATGTTTTTTTCATTGAAGATGCTTCGATATCAGCGAGATCCATTTGAATCTCCATTCTTTCAGCACCTGGGGTTTTTACGTCTTTTAGATTACTGGGTAATTGTGTAACTGCATCAAAATGCGCTTTTTGATTACTTGGCTTTGCTGCTTCCCTAGGGTCTTTAGGCATAATCGTAAATACTTCTATCTCTGGTAGATTGCCTTCTTTGATTTGCTCACGGGTTTTTGTAATAATTTTTGTTGCGGTATCAGGATGCCCTTCAATAAAATCAACTATTTCTTTGGCTTTTGTTTCAGCAACAAATTTTTCTAGGTTGCGGGGCATTACTTTTACACCCATTACATTGGGTGGTGGTGGTGCTTCAGTCTTAATCGCACCTCTTTGCCATAGACCTACTGGTAAAGCCAATCCAAGAACGTGAAAGAGTGGTTGATTAGCAATCTTACGCCACGCTTCTGATTTCTGTTTTCTTACTTGTCGTGTACCAAAATCAGGATTGACCGCAGTAATCCAATTAGAATACACTTCAGTATAAAAATCAGCTATTCCTTTTGCTGTCCTGGTATAATTTCCAGTAGCCACATCATCCATAATGCTGGCTGTAATATGTGGTCCTATCACCGCCAACGTAGCTAATTCTTTAGTTATATTAACTGGTGCTGTAATAGCAGTTTCTACTACACCTTTGGTTTCCACAGGAGCCAATGCTGTCATTAATGGTTCTGCTATTTCATCATAACTATATTTGTTTTGCTCCCACAGTTCTCTATGCTCTTTCCAATCAATGTCCCCTTTATACAATGATTCTTGTAATTGTTTACCTAATTCATCCTGATGTCGAAATCTTTTATAAGTTTCGCCAAAGCCTTCAAATACAGAAGCTAAAGGCTCCTGTATTTCAGGGTCAAATTGTTCTAGCTTATATTTTTTGATACTAGTTGGAAGACTTCTTGGTATAGGTAATCCGGCAGCAGGACTAACTTGTGGGGGTGGCTGATAAGTACCCGAAATAACGGAAGACGCTGGAACAGGTTGTTGGGTTACAGGCGTTGGTGGTTGCGTTACATCTGTAGCTTCAGGGCTAATTCCTGGTTTAGTTACAGTAGTTAATGGTTCTGCAACTTGTGTATCAAATACACCGGGTACTTGCAGCGGTGGAGATTTATGAAAAGGTGGGACGTTCTCTATAACATCAGGTAATGAATCAATATCAGGTTGTATTTGAGTGAAAAAGGATTCAAATGTTGCGCCTATAGACGCATTATGCTTACCTGATAATTGTCGATATAAAAGTTCTGTTATTTGTGGGTTGTCTTTTAAGGATTGTAAAAACCTATCATAGGTTGATATGCCTGGCACTTCATACTTAACCGACAAATCATATAATAATCGTAAACGCTCACTCAATGTTTTACCTGTTACTTAAAGGCCTCTTTGGTTTGCCGATCTAGATCGTCATCGCTATCAGTATCATCAACACCCATCGGTTGCTTATACATTATATCCCAAGGATCTTCCATCCGGCTTTTTAATCGCGAACTTAGATCAACCCACTCCTTAGTAATATCCTGTCCAGCTATAATATCTTCTGTTGGAATGGCAGTTTTAGCAACATATCGAAAACCCTCCGAAGTAGGAATAGTCTCAATAGAAACAAACTGCGAAGCAATTTTTTCCTTCTTCTCATTGAGTTTCTCATAACGATATTGTTTTATCTTACGCTCGTATGGTGTGTAAGTCGATAATTCCTTTGCTGTGATTGATTCACCTGTGTCGGTGACATACTGCGCTCCTCTACTACTAACAGATATTATTTCATTCGTACCAGGCTTAATATATAAAGCAGGCGCTCTCGATGTTGGTGGCCTTGGTGGTGCTGGCGTGACTGCTGATACTGTTGATGTTGGTCCAAGAAACTGAAATGGAGTACCCTTTAAGCCACCAGCTTCAGCAGAAACTTTTCCTTCAATAGCTTTAACAGAAATACGATCACCTGGTCGATGTCTTATATTATTGTATGTGAAAGGTTTGTTGCCTGTAAGTTCAAAAGTGTGATATTCTTCTTCAGGTGCTTCAACCTTCTCCGGCTTGGCAACAACCGCACCAGTCATCTGACCCTTGTATTTGTCACTCATAGTCGCTCTCATATCAGGCGTAATGGAATCGCCTCCAGTATTAAGAAAGAGTATATCTCTAGTTATTTCAGCATATAAATCTGGGGCAGATTCTTTGTTCACACTCCTTTGGAACACCGTTAAATGGCTCGCCAACTTCTCATTCTCAGTCTCTCCCACCTTTTGCTGTTGCATCGCACGGTACATACCCATCTGAATACCTTGATTGATGCCTTGGGCAAACCCTATGCCAATCGCACCAACCCCTGGTGCTTTCTGTCGTTTTTTTCTTGCTGCCCTGACAAGAGGACTTTGTGATATATCCTGCCGTGCCATTATATGCTCCTAAACTCTACATCAACTTTAGAATAGTCCACCAGGTAGTAACCTGCATCACTCATCACCGAAGCGTATGGCACTTCTTGTGCCATCACTCCCTGGTAAGTATTGTGGCTATCCCATAAATAATTGAACTGGTAAATGTTGATACCACTGGGTGATTGACCAACAGGTACGATATTCTGCTTCAATCGCCTGTCACTCACTTTAGAACCAAGCACTATTCCTGCTCCCGTACCAACGCCCTGACCAACTCCAACCAACATTTGCTGCCACCAAGGCATCTGTTCTGGCATACCTGCTATTTCAGCCATACCCAACTCTCTTCTCAGTTCCAGTTCTGATCTACCAAAATCCAGTTGCCCCATACCCAGTTCTCTTCGCAATGCCAGTTCCGCCTGTTGCATACCAACCCCGCTTTCAAACTCAGCTTCGCGCTGTGCTTGTGTTGATAAAAACTGATACATCTGCTTTTCCATTCCCTCTTCCTGCAAACCTATCTGTTCAAGGGACATATCAGTACCGATCTCAAATTGTTTAGCACCAGTTAGATGTGCGATACGTCTTTGCTCTATATTGCTGGTAATATCCAGAAGTTGCCGTGTACTGGTTTCCGCAAGACGTTCCTCGAATCCTTCAGGGACCTCTCCGCCAGTAGCAAGGATGGAATCCTCGATCCGGCGCTGAAGCTGACCACGCATCCGTGACGACATCCGCTGTGCCAGCGCCTTTTCCTCTGCGGAGCCTTCTTCTATAAGTTTTTCATATTCAGCAAAACGTGTTTCAAAATCCGCAACCCGCCCGGCACGCTCTTCCTCGGCCTGCCTGATCCGTACATTGGAAGCATACGCTTCCTCGGAAGATGCCCACAGGTTCCCGGCTGAGTCCATCCACTTGTCACCTACCTGCTCTGGTGCATTAGGATCAGTTTCTTCGGGTGTTACATCTTCAGGGGGTGTATATGCCGTAAATTCCTGCCATAAGGCTTCTCCTTGTTCAGCAGATAATTGCTTGTATGTAAAAAAAGTTTGATTCTTTTCAGTTTTTAACCATTCCTGAAAACCTGGAACATTTTCATATGGCTTCCACCAATCAGACGCACTAGGATCGCTGGGTGGTGGTGGTGGTGGCGGTGTTGGTAATGTTACATCAGAAGCCTGTCCACCTGGTACACTCCCTTTCGCATATTGGTATTTACTAAATCCTTCGTCTGGCATATCTTATCCTTTCACAGTAAATGTGTTTTTACTAAATAATTTCCCTGCCCTTATTGCTTCAGCAAACAACCATTCACCGAAATTTTTGACCGCAAAATAATGTTTACCGTTATACAGGCAGACTCCTATATCTCCATCCTGGCCTTCGCCACTGTGGAATAAACCCTGTTTTATCGTAGCAATCTTATTCTGTTTCTGATTGCGTACTTGTGCTAGATCGTTGTAACTGACTTCAGGCATTATGGTGTATGTCCCATCATTGTGTATTCCACGATCACATCGTCCAAAACAAAATCTTGTCCGGCACAGGTAAACTTCAACTCTAGCGTTTTACCTACTAAATTAATAAAGTTACCTACATTGGTTAATGCTGCCTTCGCAGGGAACTCAGAACTAAATGTCTTGGCTGCTGATCCAGAGCCATCAAGATAACAAATGACTGTTAATGCGTCTGCTGCTTCATCGTCTGTTTTGTAAGTAACATAAATTCTACCAAATCGCTTCTTTACGTCAGGAGCGCCGAAATCAAATTGCTTGGTCTTGATTGTAGCGGTTTCTGTATTATCAGCCCCACTATCATTCATTTTCTTCACTTTTTTACCCGTATTCTCAGCATACAGGCCATTCATATCACTGCCCATTACCAGGTTCGTTTTTTGGATATTCTTGTCAAGTGTCATTTGTGACCAGCTACGATAATCAAAATTGTAAATCCAGAAATTCACATCATTACTATCAGCATCAGGAAGCACTATTAATTCATTCTTCTTTGGAGCATAAGCCATTGATGGGCCATCCAGAGTCAATGCCTGCCAGGTAGCTCTTATTGGCATAGTCAATTCAATCACTTCCTGTGGCGTAACAAGTGATACCTGACGCTCATCAGCACAGACAACTCCATATCGCGTAGGCACTGCAAGATGTTTGTTTGCACATCCCACACCACGATGATGTCTTTCCGTGTACCAGTTCATCTCATTCCCGGCTGATACATTATATATATAAATATTGCGCTCTTTTAAGACATATAACCGCCCGTCTAATGATTGCAATCCAATGATTTCATCACCATCGTTCTTCCCAAAATCCTTAAAATGACGTGGATCTATTTCATCCGGCTTATATATTGGTGTATAATACACTCGACTTCTTTCCCGTACCGTCTGCTGATTCTCATCTTCTGTATCTACATTCCCGTAAAACACCCGATTGGCAATAACCGCAGAACAATTCCATCTAATAGGTGGTATTACCTGACCAGCATATCTTCCTGTAAAAGAGTGATAGGTATACCCTTTCATTCCATCATTAGGTATATACCAAGTAGCCATTTTATTAGCGTCCGCAGGACTGCCGTGAGCATATCTGGCTGCTGGGGTGGTATCATATCTAGCCCTATAATCCATAGCATTTTCCACTAAACCAATCAGAGTGGGAAACTTACTGGCAACAGCAGATACAAGAGTATCATTTGTAGACAATTCAGTAGTAATACTAGCACTATCAGTGGTATTGGCTGTTGTAGCAAAAACAACATCACCCACAGCATAATTTGCCCACTGACTGCTGGCAGTATCGTGCCACGCATCCTGATCGCCACCATTAAGAACAAAATTCTGCGGTCTTGCTGGATCTCCTAATGACCAAGAAGGGCAAGCTAACCAGCAACCCAGGTTTCTGTCTTTTGCTGCTATATCTGATGGTATTGTATCTACTGACATATTGCTCTCCTAAGATGCTGACGCAAACATAGCCGTTCCAGGTGGAGTACCTAATCTCTTGGCTCTGTAATCATCAGCCCATCCAGTATTGGCGTCCAAATGCACTATCTGATACCAGTCCACATCCCCTTTGGGATTCCAATAAATATTCATACCTGTAATTCTTTTATCAACTGTGGCTGTATTCCATATAACTTGAATACCGGGACAATATGCGCCAGAACCAGTTATATTCTCTCTGGGACGAACACCAATAGTACCATCTTCAGCTCTACCAAGTGCTGACTCTTGTATATAATCATATACATAGGTTGCCGTATAAAGATCGCCATCACTAAAAGTATCTGCACCAACATCATCAGCTAATACATCTGAACTGCTTGAATAATGGATATACAAACCAACATCAACTGTACTGTCATCTACTTCAGTATTGCGATCCCACGCACTTCTCATAGAAATAACCACTGGCGGTAAAAGTTCTGTGGATGTTCTGTGCCAGGTATTAAGCGCTACGGCGGGGCTAGGAGCTTTGAATCGCTCTGGTTCATTGTATGACATAGAAATTCCACCCAGTTTTACACCCTGTCCAAACCTATCTCTATTGATATATCCATACCATTGACTTGCATTATTGGCGTTTGCAAAGTTCCCGTCTGAAACTCTTAACACTTCATTTTGCACCACCATATCAAGATTCGGATCATTGGTTTTACTGGTCCATACTGTTTCATCAAATATCTCCGCCCAGCTCCCACTTGTACCATCATCTTCATCGTAGCGGTTTAATGTCCTGTCATTATCACCATTTTTCCGATACAGGATAAACCAGTTAGTAGAATTTTCAACAGGAGTGCCAGCCTTATCCCATTCAGTCCTGTAAGTAAACAATCCCTGACCTTTCAAATTATCATTAGTATAAACAGCAGCGTCATCTGCTGCGCCCTTGACTTTTTCAAGACGACCCAATTTCATATTATCAACTTCATCTAATTGCTGAAACTGGTTCTCCCGCATATCAAGTGGTGACGGGAATGTCACCAGTCCGCCACTGAAGTCCGCTATTGATTGTCTCTGTTTAGGTCTTGACATTAGAAATCGTTGTAATCCACGTTAAATGATTGCTCGCCAGACTTCTTATGTCCAAACTCAATGGCACGCTGTTTCAGCCTTTGCCACTGTGCCTGGAAGTATCCCGCCTGGTCAAAGTTCTTCGTCATCTCAGAAATCTTGGACGCTGCATAATAGACAAGAGCATCGTGATATTGCTTGTCCACATCAGGAGTGGTCCCATCACTCGACATTATAGCTGGCCTTGGAACATAATAGATTTTCACCGCCGTGCTTGCAGCGGGAACTGGGTAAAACCCGATCTTGGAATCACCAGTCACATAATACACTGAAGTGCCACGTCGTCTTTTGAAATCACTTCTAAAACCCATCTTATTTCTCCTATGCAGTCACGACAAATATCTGCCCATCAGTTGTAAAAAACTGAGTACCTGTTGTTCTCGTAGTTGTATTGATTGTGGGAACTTCATTCATCCCTACCCTGTCGATCTGGTAATTACCCATATCAACACGCTTAATTCTTACTATGGCAAGAGAAGTCACTGAACCAATACCTTCCTGTAACCATATATCCTTGATCAGATCATATCTGGCTGTATCCGCAGTTGTACCAGTGCTGAGTGTAGCGAATGTTTCCAGCATAGTCCCTTCATCTACCATAATCAGTTGCGCTTCATTCAAAAAATCGTTGATCAAAGCGTCAGGAAGTTTCTCCTGATCCATATTCCCGGTAATGCTGCGAACCTTGGATCTCATTTCTTTTAATGTCATACTTACCTCAATCTCGGTGTCTGCACACCCACAGCTTCTTCAGCAGCTTCCACCTGTGCTTCCAAGCCATAAAGAGTACGAACCTCATTCAACTTCGCTGCCACATCCCTTTCAGCCGTGGCCTTGTTCGCCATCATATTGACCTTGCTCATCGCCTTCGCCATTGCGCTCAATACGATTATATCATAATACTCAGTAGGTGCGTCCAAAGTCCCAGCATCCGTTGTCATCTCATCCGGCTTTCTCAAAAAGTAAAGTGTTGTGGAATTAGCAGACAATGCTGTAGCTGAAGTGCCTACAAATAAATATAAATTTTCACCAAACCAGTTGGCAGCGTAGGAACTGTCATAATTTGAATTTGCCAACATTGTATGGAGCTTGGTGTCTTCCACAAACGGGATCACCGTATCGTTTGCCATAACCCACTTCACGATCTTCATAATTTTTGTAGGGGCGTAATTCCCTGTGAGAGAAACAGTGGTAATTGCGTTTGCACTGGCGGTCACACTTACAGTCTGTGTGGTCCCGTACCAGATATTACTGATCACCGACAACCGCATTGCCACATCGAACTGGCTCATATTGATCCAGTAGTTCAGCTCCTCTTTGCCGAACTTGTTAGGAGCTACATCATCCAGGCGACTCTGTAAGTCGCTCCGTATCTGCTTTAGTGTAATATCAGATAAAGCCATTATACACTGTGCAGGTTGGCAAAGCGCTGGCTAATCGCGCCTATCCTGTTGTAAAAATCTGCCATTATTCCCTGTGCATCTCCATATTCTTCCACCTGTTTTTTGCCCTGTGCTGACGCATAATCAACTACTAAAGGTTCAAGAAATACTGGAAGATCACATTCCGTACCCGTAGTTGTTTGTGGGGATTTGATATACTGGACTTCAAAGGAATTGCTTTCATCTAAGGCAGCAATAGACAGTTCGATCTTACCATCTTTTATAGCCCAATATTTTTCAGAAGTTGTAAACATACTATTGTTCCCATCAGTCACCTGATCCAATACACTCGGGGGAACACGTTGTGCGGATGTAACACTTCCGCCAGATTCCTTAAATGATACTGAAATGATGCGTACCGCATCAGTAGGAATTGTCTGACCAGTATTACCGCCACCATTTGCCAGAGAAACTTCCACCAAAGGTAAAAGAGCATCATTGGGTACAAGAGAAACAACCTCATTCTGTCCATCAATAACCCATTGATTAATCATTGCATCAGTAGTAGGTGTAGTATCGCCTGATCCTAAACCCAATTTGACCCTGACCTGATCTTCTAATGTTCCTAAAGTTGCCATTTATTTCCTCATATTATCGCTTTGATGGAGTGGGTTTATACCGGGATTCTACCCCACGGTTTTCCCCCACTCCCCTCAAAGGAATATCAAAGCGTTTCATTAGCTTAGTAAAACCTAGACTTAGGAAGTAAAGTCGGTATTTTGGGTATAATATGCGATCGTCGCATAGTCTTCAGAGTTAAAGGTGGCTTTCGCCTGCCCATAAATCAGACCACCCGCAACACCAAGTTGATTACCATAGTCAAAGGTTTTTTCAACCCAGACAGGTTCGCCAGTTCTAGCATACAATCCAGCCTGTGCGCCCATAAACAGATTGACAGAATAGTGCAGGTTACTGCCACTTCCGCCAGTGTCGGCCTGAGAGATGTTTTCGTGTGCGTGAATAACCACGCCATCCCACACGCCTAGTGCGCCAGAGAAAAGAGGATTGTCTGAACCGCGAGATTGTGCTTCACGCTGTGCCTGTTGCCACTCAGAAAGTTGAGTGAGATCGTAAGCCACTTCAGGGTGGACGAGAAGAACATAATGATCTTTCCCTTCTACCCGAATTGGTCGCATACGAAGCTCAGTTGAACCTTCTGGGACTTGCGCCAACCGCTTCATTGCGGAAACATCCGCAAGAGAGATTGAGTCAGCAGAAGTCAAACTAGCAGCAGTACTGCTTTCGTTTGACCTTGCAGCCACAGTGGAAGAACCGTCATCGGCCCGAAAAGTTCTGGTTGGACTAGCAGCGAGACTTGTGAAAATGTCGGAATCAACTTTTTCAGCAAGCCAGGTCTTCAACACAGACATAGCTTCTTTCCGAAAATCGAAAAGAACTTTGCTGTTGTCAAAGCTACCAGTATCGCGTACAGCATTCCGTTTCATTGCAGTCGAAACGGTCTGACTGTAGGTACTCATAGCTTCTTCGTTGCCTTCAAGCGAATCATCACCAGAAACGCCAGACCCGGAAAGATTGGTCAAAAGACCAAATGTAACATCTTTCCCGGCAGAGCCTTCTAGATCGTGTTTCGCCTGAATCATCGAATCAGAGCCGTCACCCATAAACTTCTCGAAGTAGATTTCTTTCGCAGTTTCATAGTAGAGCTGTTTAGCCCATCTGGATACCTGTAAGCCACTTGCCCAGTTAGAATCAGCCATTATCTATACTCCTTTACTCACTGATTAAATCAACAATTCTGACCGCAATCGTAAACGCGCCAGCAGTCAATGCTGCAGTTGCGACTGTCATATCAAACGTATCAGCGGATGTACTATATCCTGCGCCACTATTAGTAGCGTCCTGATCATTAATAGACAGAGCAATCACATCATTGGCAGCACAGTTGGCTTTGCCGAAAGTACCGCAGTAGTCAATGTTACCAGTACCGAACTTGATAGTGGCAGAGCCACCAGAAGTAACGGACGTAGTAAAGACTACATAGCCTTCAGCAACAAACGAATTTGCTGGAATTGTGAATATTTCGTGAGCAGCAGCAGTAGAAACACTATCATCAACGGGCGTGACTTTTTTAGATACCCAATAGCCAAGACTCTCACCGGATTTACCGATGGGTTTCTGGGCTACTGTACTAGTAATATCAGTCATTGGTTTTCTACCTCTTGATTAATCCAGAGATTAGCCCATCGGCGTGTCTTGCAGGTGTTTCCAACGCTCATCCTCAGATAATCTGGACCAATCACGCTCT